TAACGTAATTGCTTCTATAAAGAACTTTGCAGTCAACTTATGGAACGCAGGAATCAATAGAAACCTAACAGGTGTAAGTAGAGCAGAGTTCATTCAAGGAATGTGGAGAGGTATCAAACAATCAGATAAGATGTTTGAAGTATACAGAGGAGGAGGAAACGTTTCTTACTATGCAGATCTATTAATGCACTTTAATGCTATGCCACAAGCTCAACCTGGTGCTAAAGCAGATACTATCCATCAGACTATGCTAAATAGATTTGTTTCTACTGAAACTGCAGGCTTTGTAGTGCGTGGTTACTTAGAAAGTATCTCTACTATTGCTGTATTTGAGTCTGTCATTAATCAATATACTGTACAGATAGAACAAGGAGGAACCAAAAGAACAATTAAGTTAGCAGAAGCCTACGAACAAGTAGGAGGAAAACTTCAACTTAAGGCAGGAGTAGAAGTAAAAGATATAGATCGCTTAGAGCAAGCAATCAGAGATAGAATCTTTAACTACTTTACTTCAACACAAGGTAACTACTATAAGAGAGGATCAGCTCAGTACGAAAGATACATTCTTGCTAGAATGGTAATGAGTATGAAGCGTTGGTTAGCTACTACTTTTAATAACAAGTATGGTTCAAGAAGACTCCAACTAAACACAGGTAACGTAGAAAAAGGATTTAACAGAGAAGTTTTATCTTATGTTAAGTTACTTGCTTTAGGTGGTAGTTCTATGGCTAATCAAATGACAACTGATCAGCAGAAGTCTAGAATGCGTACAGCAGCTACAAACTTAGTGGGTATGTTAGCTGTACAACAAGCTTTGATTACTACTATGGGAATCCTTGCTAAGTCTTTAGATGATGATGATGACGAGTCTACTAGTCCTTTCTTAGCATTTATGGCTAACATACTTCAAGGTATACATGATGAGTTAACTACCTTTAGTCCTATAGGAGCTGCTAACTGGGCTTACAAGTCATTCTATCAAACTCCTCAGAAAGATCCAGGAGAGAGTGATAACGTAGCAAGAGCTAAGCAAATAGGTTGGAGTTTAATCGGAGGTACTACAAAAGCTTCTTTTGATGCTATCACTCCTTTCTTTGATAAAGATACTTGGTCAGATCCGAAAGGTTCATTTACTTACCGCTATACTAATGGTGAAGAGAATTCATTCAGTACTCCTACAGCTTTAAAAGGTAAGTCTAACTTACTAGCTGCTTTTATGGTATACACAGGAGCAGAAACAGGTATGAGTCAGTTCCTACAACCAGAGAAAAAACTTTACACAGTGTTAAAGTACAATCCAAGGTTAGATATATCAGAGGAAAGAAGAATCAAACTAGATCCTATGGGTAGTTACAATCAGTTAAGTGAGAGAGTAACAGAAATAAAGAGAGAGTTAAAGTCAGTAGCTCCAACAGAAATCATAACAGATCCAATAGAACGTAGAGATAGAATTATAGAAATCATCGCTGCAGAGAAAGTTATGGAACAAATAGGGCAACAGTATCCTTACGTAGGAGCATACTATAGAAATAGAAAGTTTGCTTCGTCATTAGGAACTAAAGATGCCGCTAAACTAAATAAAGAGATAGAAAGATTTAAAATACAGACTGACCCTGAAGACTTTGTAAGAAGTAAGATGAAGTCTAAAATAGAAAGCTTTCAGAATAGATTAGAGGTAGAGAAGCTGAGGAGGAAATAATCCTCCCAGTTTCTTGACTTTATTTTTAATTAATTTACTTTTGTACTACGGGCATATGTGCCGAGTACTTAGGTAATCTAATTACTGCTACGATAATTTAACTTTTAAAACTACATAATTATGGAAAATAATGATTTGCTTAAAGAGCAATCTAAACGTCTAAGACAGATTGCTTCAACTACAGGCCTAATGGCAGGAGCTGGAGGCTTTGTACGTTATGGAACAGGTACAGTAACTGATGTTCAGTTTGCTGCTATTGTACCCCAAGAAGACACTGTCTTTACTTCATTTAAAATAAACGGAGTAGAATACTTATCTTTACGAGGTATGAGTGGAGTGACTTTTAAACAAGGAGCATATCTTCCCGCTGGAGGAATTATAACTGGATTTGCTATCTCAAGTGGTAGTATAATTGCCTATAAGTAATGATTGGTATTGGAATCGGCATTAACAGAAACAGATATGCCAAAGGCATATTTAATGCGTATTCAGCACGTGTTGTCGCTGATGGTGGCGTAACCGAGGCAGGTGGTTGCGTTGATGCTGGTGCAACTCCATTATTGCAGACCGCATCTTTACTACTTATTCCAAGCGGATACAAAGAGGATGTTGTATATTCTCAAATTCCCACAAGTGGTGCGGGAGATTTATCCTTCACCCGTGCATCCAACGGCACACGCATAAATAGTGCGGGATTGGTTGAGGATTGCCCGTGGAATTTAATACAGCAAAGTGAGAATTTTAGTGCATTGTATATTGCAATTAATTCAACAATAAGCAATAACACCACAACCGCACCAAACGGAACAACAACCGCAGATTCATTAATTGAAAATACTGCAACGGACAACCATTTTATTTTTGCGGATTATACACAACAAAGCGGAACGCAATATACATATTCTGTTTACGCCAAAAGCATTGGAGGTCGAAACATTCGTGTTAGTGGTTCATTGGGATATAGCGGTGCGGTCATTGTTGACCTTTCAAATGGTAGTGTTTTAAGTGGTAGCGGTGTTGTTGAAAATGTCGGCAATGGATGGTATAGAATTTCAATAACTGCAACAACAACCACAAGCACGGTTCGTGTGATTATTTATGCGGCTAACGGAACAAGTTTGTCGTATACTGGTAATGGCACAAGCGGGGTGTATTTGTGGGGCGCACAACTAAACATCGGCTCAATTTCCAAACCCTATTTCCCCACTACCGACCGCCTAAATGTACCCCGACTAACTTATCAAAATGGGGGAGGGGGATGTCCGAGTTTGTTGCTTGAACCGCAGAGGACGAATTTGGTAACTTTTAGTGAGCAGTTTGATAATGCGAGTTGGGCAAAGGGGAATTCGGGAACAATAACTGCAAATTCAACTATTTCACCCGATGGCACACAAACCGCAGACACACTAAATGCGGGGGCAGATTTGGCACAAGTACAACAAGCCCCAATAGGCACAAGCGGTGCAGTTTATACAGTTTCAATATGGGTTAAAAGAATTACGGGAACGGGCAATGTATTTTTAAGAGCAGTTGAAAACGCAGACACCTTAATTGCAGTTACTTCTGATTGGCAAAGATTTACGGCAACCGTTACAAGTACATCAACTAGCATCCGCATCGGTGTTAGATTAGCCACAAGTGGCGATGCGGTTGCGATTTGGGGCGCACAAATTGAATTAGGCGCATACCCCACAACCTACATACCAACAACCACCGCATCAGCCACCCGTATTGCGGATTCATTCTCACGCAATAACATCTACACCAATGGTTTGATTACATCTAGTGGGGGTACTTGGTTTGTGGAGTTGAGGAATAACATTGGATACGCAAGGGATGTTTCAAGTTCGGGGCTTTATATTGATACCTCAAATTCAGCACTTACAAATGGATTTGCGATTCGTAATCCATCATCAGCGGCAGGAAATCAATTAATGATTACCAAAGTCGTTTCGGGAGTTTTAACACCTTTATACTCACCAACAACAAGCACCGCCAAAATTGCAATTAAGTGGAACGGAACAAATGCGGACATATTTGTGAACGGAACAAAAGAAGTAAGTGCTACATCATTTACGCCAACTGCAATGGAGTTTTTAAATGCACTTGGTTCGGATGTTCCAAAATTTATTCAATCTATGGGTTTGTATTCAACCCCATTAACCGATGCTCAATGTCAAACCCTTACCACCTTATGACCTTCGCAAAATACTCTTTCCTAAACCAAGCCGAATGGCTAACATACCAAGCCCAAATCAGCACAACGGTTGAGGGTTCGGTAACCTATCAAAATTGTGCAGTACACGAAATAGGGCAAATCTGTTTAGCAACAGACAACGAAGGTAACTGCACCGACCTTTCCCCACTCTATGCCGTTGACATTCTTTGGAACGATGAGCCTTTGGAATCATTCAGCACAAAAGAGGTGTTTCCAAATCCGTGTGGGATACACGTGTTCTCTGGATGCGAAGAAATGTATCTGAAAAGATTTTGCCAGTTTAACCATGATTCACCCTTCTGTAACTTAGAAACGTAATGAAAACATCAGCACTACTATACTCAGGTACAACTCTACTAGCTTTCTTAGGAACTTACTTCCTTAATCTAGGAGCAGATAATGCAGAGCAATACTTAGCCTTAGTTTCTGTTATTTTTATAGATGGCTTCTTTGGTGTTTGGGCTGGAAGTAAGAAGGAAGGATTCCAAACTAGAAAAGCGCTTAAGGTTCTTAAGACTCTTTTCTCTTGGGTAGTGTTACTTACAGGTATTTTAATGATTGAGAAAGGATTTGAAGGCACATTCTGGTTAAGCGAAACTTTCTGTGCACCCTTTATTATATTTCAACTAATAAGTGCGCTTAAGAACGCTCACACAGTAGGAGTAATAGACAACAGTGTCTTATCTAATATCTTACAGAAGATAGACCAACACAAATTCAACCACGACAACGAAAAATAAATTAAACTAAATTAGAATGAAAAAAACAGATCTATATCTTAAGCCAGGGACATACATAAAGTCTTCTACTACTACAGGAG